GCCGCTTTTGCCTACCGACGACATTAACTGCGCCACGCTTACGTGCGGGGTCACTGTAGACTACGTCATCAACACCGCGACTGATGTCACTAACAGTACATACTTTTATTTATACGTGGTTGGAAAAACGTACAATACCGCGGGGGATAGTGCTACGTTTTATATTACCAACAAGTATGCACCGTCGAGTCTCACTACAACGCTATCCATGAATTACATAGACGTGCCAATACCTGGGCCACAGGGTCCGCCTGGGGAGACTGCAACCGATCTTATATCTTCGGACAGAAATATATACATTACATCAGACCAGCCACATACGGAAACCGACGCCATTCGGATAGGGGCTTCCAATCCGAATATATTAAATCAACGTATCGCCATTGGAGCCAACGCGTTACGTTTTGTGACGAATGCATCCCCCTTTGATAACATTGCGATTGGAGCCAACGCGTTTTGCAACATGGCGGCGGGTACAGAGAATATTGCCATCGGCAATCTTGCTGGAGTCCATTATACGGCAGGTAGTTCTTATAACATTGTCATAGGAGCAACGGGATTACAAGGAGAATCGAACGCCATTCGCATAGGAGTTTCTAGGTTCGGTAGTACATCTCAATCGATTGCATTGGGGTCGCATGCATTGGTCAAATCTAAAACAAATAATATCGCAATCGGAAGCAATTCGTTGACGAACATAACGACTGGTAACAGTAATATTGCCATTGGACACCTTGCAGGATCCTCATATAAATCGTTTGAAGCAAGCAATATCTGTATCGGAAGCAGCGGGATCGCAAACGAAGAAAATTCAATTCGCATTGGATTACCATTTTTCGGGGACAGTCCTGTAAACAAGCTTCAAAAAATTGCGATTGGCGCTTACGCATTAAACTCATTTACTAGTCGTATTTATGGTTCAAATTTAGCAATCGGTGCGGCATCTTTACAACAATTAACAACTGGCCTTTTTAATATTGCCTTAGGAGATTTTTCTGGATCAGCGTACATCGCCGAATCCAACAACATTTGCATCGGCGCTACTGGAGTTGCGGGAGAAAATTATAGTATTCGGATAAGCAATATCATTGATCCTTATCCTTCAACAATTGATAGTGCTACTCAGAACATTGCGATAGGGGTAAAGGCTTTACAACGAATGGCGAATACGACTTCTAAAAGTAATATTGCGATTGGATCAGGAGCGCTTGCGAACCTTGGAGTGGGCGAAAAAAATATTGCAATAGGTGACGGAGCTCTAGGTAGCCAAATGCAGCAGAATAACAATATAGCTATTGGAGCAGGCGCATTGGCTACTCTTAAGGCTGGAAGAAATAATATCGCAATCGGTGTTGATGCAGGAATAGACCACATCGCGGATGATACGATTTTTTTAGGAGACAATTCCCACGAGAAACTCACATGTCCTGCAACAATGAATTCCGTATATTCCCCTTTAGGGGACCTAACATTCGCTCTCGCAACTTATCAAGACTCGTTTTCTGTTGACACGGTACGGCCCTTAGTAGTAAATTCTCTTGGAGATGTAGGATCTTTAAAACAAAAAATAATAAATTTGTCTCAAGTACCGAATTATACAGAAATAATGAATACCACACGTCCTGGGTATGGTTTTGCGTTTATTATTAGTCCCGAAATAGGAACAGGTGCCATGTCAACCACCGACTTTGAGACAGGTTTATATTCAGTTCAATATACGTTCTATTTTAAAACTCCAAATGAAAATGTAAAGAGTGCGTTGATAACAAGAAACCCCTTAAGTGATACTTTCATTGAAATTAAACTTCCCTTAAAAAATAATAGCGGTGAATTTGTATTTAGTGATTCATATATAATGTTTCATAATCAATATGGTTCTTGGCCAACTTTATATTTTAATATGATGGTTAACATCTATCCAGTTGTAGCTCTAACTTCTCAAACAGCTTACGGATGGCTAATCGTAACGCGCATTCAGTAGTTCAAAGTAAGCGCGCGTCACTAGCATCTTACTGAACCTTTTGGTGTACGCGCAGTAAAACGCGTACTTTTTATCGGGCTCGTCTGAATATTCGGGCGTGTGCCGAAACACCTCCAGCGCATTTTCAACGTCGGCGCGCTTGTCCCACAGCGCGCACTTGACGCGCGCCGCCCCGTCGACCAGGAGCGGGGCTAGCCACTCACCGCACGCCTGTATCGTCAACTGCAAGTGCTTGCCCTCGCACCACGCGTTATACAGCTCCGTCAACTCGGACACTTCAAACACGTTGGTTTCGTCAGGCGAAACGTACGTGTCCCAAAAATACTTGAAATTCAACACGGCAGGCGACTGCCGCGGCACCAGGCCGCGACACATTTCCGACGCATCCATCACGCCGCTCTCTGTCAGCATGTGCTTGAGGTTCAGCGGCGAAACGACCACGGGCAACGCCCGATCCCGCAAAAAGACGCGCCACAAAAATGTCAGATCCTTGAGGCGTATGCTTCCCTCGCCTTGCACGGTATGCTCCCGCAAAAACGCAGCGACGAGCGACGCGGGCGTTTGATCCTTGAGGCCCAGCGCCAGCCCCGCGAATTCGGTATCGCCGCACAGCGCCAAGAAGTCGTCGCCACTGGCCGTCCGAGAGTAGTGCGCGGCCACGGCCGCGATGCTCAGCACGTTGAGCTTGAACGGACGGTCGGCCACTTTGCCTGGCAGCGTGCGACAAGTAGAAAACGGCTGGGCCGCATATTTAAACTTGAAGTCGTCGGTGATGTGCTTGTTGAGCGTCGTGGCCAAATGATCGCCCAACACGTGCACAAACGGTTTGTAGGACGGGTCCAAAAAGTACGTCGTCCCGCGCTTGCCGCGCAGCAAGTCCCCGAGCACGGTTAAAAAATACTTGGCCGCCGTTTTGGACGCAAAGATCGTGGGCCACAGCGTCCGCAGCACAAGGCGGGCGGTTACGGGGTCGGGGTCGGCGTCCAGCAAGCTGGTGTCCTTGATGCGTTTTAAGATTTGAATCTTGATCTTGTACTTCCACGTCACGAGAGCGCGGTCGACGTTCACGTGCTTCAAAATCAAATGCGTAATGTCGTCCTCGGACACGACGCTAAAAGCGTGGTCGGCGTACTGCAGGTACGTTTCGGTTTGCGGCACGTAGAAAAAAGGGTGCATTTGCAGAAAGTAGGTGGTAAACGCCGCGCGTTTTTTGGCGGCTTCGACCCGCCGAATCTCGCGCTGGGCCTGCTCTTCCTCAGCTGCCTGAAGCATAGCGGGCAAGTTTGCCAGATATGTTTCGAGTTTTTGTAGCAGTGCGGGGTTGGTCGCATACTTGGCGCGAAGGTCCGTGATGATGTCCATGTGGATTAAGTTAGGACAAAGTATTTAAATCAGCGAAACCCAAGCCACCGCTTGCGGCTGCTGGCCGCTTTGCGCGACATGTTAGAAAACCCGCGTTTCGTCGCGCTCCAGCCGCGGCGGGCTACACTTCGGCCGCGAGTCAACGCGCTTCCAAAAAAGGCCCCCACGCCACGAACGGCTTTGAACGTTTTGGGCAGTCGCTTCGACAAGTGCATTCCTCCTCGACGTCTCGGCATTTATAACTAGACCATGGTAAAAAAAAATTAGGTGATGCGTTTGGAAGCAATCGAGGCGCAAACAATGTACAGGGAATTTTCCGTTTCCACAATGTACTGCGTCTCTACCTTAAAAATCTTGGCGATGGGGCTCGTGTACTCCTCTTCGTTCTTCACCAGCAGCTTCTCTCCCGTGCCGCGCACGCCAATGACCACCGCCTTTTGGACGGATTTGGACCAGTAGTCGAGCATCATGGGTTTGTCATTTTTAAGGGACAGCTTGGCGGCGTGGCGAAGCACGACGTCGCAGGGGATTCGTTCCTCGGCCATACGTTAAACTTTCCTTTCTTTTTGTGCTTTTCAAACCAATTCCACCAAAATTTGTTTCCTAAAACTCTTGGGTTTCGGTTCCTTTTTCGCGACAATGGCGCAGTTGAGGTCCACAATGGACGCAAACTCGGTACTAAACAGTTCGTTGAGGTAGGCGTAGACGGCGTGCAAAACTTCTTCCGTGCATTTGCCTACAATGAGGACGCTGCCCGTCCTGAAGATCATGACGGACACGGGCAGCATTTTGGGCCCTGGCGCCACCGAGATCTCAAACTCGGGCGAGAAGTAGATTTTGCACTGAATGCCTGGATAGGAGCACGGGTCGTACACGGCCGAAAGCCCGTACGTTTCCCTCAAGGCTGTGTAAAGCTGCTCGCGGTTGATAAAGTAGTTGCAGTTGAAGTTGGAATTGATGAGCACAATTTCCTCGCTGGCGGGCACGTAAGCTACGGGCTGGACGGCGTTCAGCGCGTCCATAAGAACGGCCACGACGTGGCGCAAGTGGTAGTCTTCTTGAATGCCTGGCACTTCGATTTTCCCCGTGTTAAAGACCTTGACGTGAAACTCCCTAAAGGCGCCGTCGACGAAGACGCGGACAATGACCACAAAGCAGTTATAAAAAGCTCCTTTGGGTTTGGTACGGTGGGTTACAAGGTCTTTTTTGGAGAGGCCCACCGTGACCTTGCGCACGTCCTTGAATTTCGCGGCGCTCTCAATGTGGGCAATGATGCTCGAGTACGCGTACGGGCAGGCCGCCACGAGCGCCTCGATGTCGTTGACTTCCGACGTGGAAGCGCAGTTGAATTTCATTTGCTTCTTGACAACGCCCACGCGTGGGGTATTGTAAGGAAGCACGGCAACGGCCCAAAACAAGGGCTTGAGGTCAAGCGGGCGGTCCAAAAAGGCAATCACCGTTTTGGTAGATATGTAAATGGGCGACGGGTCAGGCTTGATGCCCGACGGCTCGGCCTTGGACTCCAACAGCGGGCGGTGGTGCATAAATGCATCCCAATCGCTTAAGAGGTCCATCTGCGTCTATTTAAGTAGTTTAAGGATTGGCTTTAAGTTGTTCAATTTTTTAAAATGTTTTTTTTTCTTGGTATAAAGTATGCCACATCATGTGATAAAGCACGGACTTGCCGCAGGGGTATTGAAGGAAATGGCCGCTACTGGGAAAAAGCGCGCAAGGCGAACTACGGCGCAGCGTACCGCGTACAATGCCAATCGCAGAGCTAAATATGTGAAGAAAGGTCGAACCCTCAAGGCATGCGGTCTAAATAAGCGCGGGTTTCAACTCCAGCGATTTGTGAACGCAAATGGGACAATGACACGGTGCCAGTTGAGTCCGCCAGGATCCGTCAAGGCAAAAGAGTGCGGGCGGAATAAATACGGC